GCAAAGAAAAACTTCATTTCCACGGCCACATCTGGTACAAAGTCAGCCGCTCAGCGGGTGTCGTATAATGGCATTACTCCAGCTTCCCAAGCTGATAACGAGGGTTCGATTCCCTTCACCCGCTCCACGTATTTCAAGGCCTGTAGCTCTGTTCATCCACTACCGCATCCCTCTGGGGGCCGTATTGGGGACCGTTTCATCAGAGTAGACGCAAGTAGCTGCACAGCCTGATCCCAACCCCCGCATAGGTGCCAATCCTAAAATCCGTGGGGGTCCGAAAAAACAGTAATATTAGTAATATCCCCTGCCGAAAAACGCTACAGCCCTTGCAGATCAAGGCCTCCAGCGATTTTTGGAAAAGGCGATATTTGAGCGATATGAAGGCGATAGTATTACCTTTCTATAAAGCTATATTTCCATTCTTTAAAACCCAATGAATCCGGGGGTTTGGCTGAAATATTACTTTTCATATCGCTTCATATTACCTTCCCTTGTAATACCGCGAGCCCAGTAAAACCGGGGGTTCCAGACCCGTTAGCGATGCCGTATCGCTGATATCGCTCTTTTTGAAAATGCCCCCCTGCCCCTAAGAATCACTCTCAATAAAATGACGTTTTTCAGCGAACCTGAATTGGCTGGATAAAGACGAACCAGGTCGTCGATCGCGTTCAGTTGTGTGAAATCCATCAAACACCGCACAGCGCCCGTCTGGCGTGGCTTGCAGGGAATTCAGCCTCCCCCCGCACACTGCCAGTCTCCGCCCAAAAAAGATCGTGCGCGTTTTTGAAAACGCACCGAAACCCACGTTTTAAAAATTTTCACCCAATGAAACCGGGGGCTCCAGTCCTGCCCCGTTCCTGACCGCCCGCTGCACCGCTGTGCAACCGCACTGCATTTCCTTGCAAAACCTTGCACAAAATGAAATGGCCGATCGCCTACAGAGCCCCACGGCCCGCCTGGGCTGCAGGTTCGTTTGCACTACATCTGGATTTGCACAAAAAACGGACACAAAGCCCGTCGGCGGGAGGGGGATAAGTGCGTTTTCAGTGGTTTATTTCTTTCCAGCGCTTTTTTCCGAACCGGGCTTCCGACACCCTCCAGTTTGAGCAACGCAAGGGTAAAGGCGACATGTACGACCAACTGCTTCCAGCGTGATCTAAGCAACACGATCGAGGGGCTGTACATAGGGTTTGAAGCAGGCGTTGCCGAACGAATGGAGGCGCTTCGCAGCGAGAGCTCATAAGGAAGAGACGCTTGCAGTGCTCCGCTACCCCCAACCCTCATGAGTAGCTTATGCTGGGTCTCCACCGGGCCTGTGCCAAACCAGCTGCTTATGTTTTGAAATGGAGATTCGAATGAAGGTTGAGACAATTGCTGAGCAACTGCTTTTCACCACTGTCAAAATAGAAACCGTGCATCCGAATGCTACAGGCTTTGGGACCGGCTTTTTTTTTATTCATGAACATCAAGGCGGCGAATACCCGTTCATCGTAACCAATAAACACGTCATAAAAGGAGCGGTGGGAGGAAAGCTAATATTCACGCAAAAAGGAGCTGACGGGGAGCCGCTCATCGGCCAACGCGTCACCCTAAATATGAAGCAAGAGGTATGGGAAGAATCGTGGTTCGGTCACCCGGACCCAGCTATTGATATCGCTGTAATGGCTCTAGAGCCTTTAATTCAGCAAGTTTCTGAAATGTTCCCAGTTGGGATTTTTTACATCGGGCTGAATGTCGGAATGATGCCCACCGCCGAGCAACTTAGCCAACTTGATGTACTCGAACAAGTCGCATTTGTTGGCTATCCAAACGGAGTATGGGACTCCAAGAACCTCATACCCATTATGCGACGGGGCACAACCGCAACGCCTCTGACATTGGACTTTGAAGGCGAGCCAAAATTTTTAATTGATGCTTCGGTTTTTGGGGGGTCAAGTGGAAGCCCAGTGTTTATTTTAGATAATGGATTAGTTACAGACAGAAATGGCACGACTTCAATGCGCTCGCGCATTCATTTCATTGGCGTCATTGCACAGGTCTATCACCGAACCGACTTAAATGCAGTGATTGCAATCCCTATTCCTACACAGTATCAGCCAGGTGTCGAGACTAAACAGATGATAGATCTCGGAATCGTGATCAAGGCCCGAACGGTGGTTGAGGCGATCATGGCCTACCTGGCTATTCATGCTGAGCCTGAGTGATTGCCCAAGGTCTGGAATACGGGAATGGGGATAGACAGAAAAGCCCGCACATAGCGGGCTTAATAGCTGGATTTTGTAGTCGTTGTTACCAGCCTTCACCTCTGAGTTAGAGCCTCGCCAGGCGCATTTTGGCAAAGGCTTTGAGGTTTGTGTAAAGCGCCGCATCCTGGGTCACGTCCTGGCTGAACAGTGCTACCAAGTCGACCTCACCTGCAAAGGGATAAAGGCCTGAGGATCCCAGCAGGAAGTCCAGCACGGACGTTGAGGTCACTGCCGTAGCGCTGGTCGAGGATCCCGCGAACATATTGGTCGCTCGGGTCAGCGTGCCGTCATACGACGCGATAAAAGCCACCGGACTTGCGGCATCCAGCACTGGAGTGTTTGGCAGCGCTGCGCCGCGCACGTTGCGCATCAGAGGGCTTGAGCCTGTCAGGCTTTCCACCCGGATGTTACCCCCGCCCGCCCCCACTGGCGCGCCAGCAATGGCCATCTGTGCGGCATAGCTGTTCGGCTTGGCAATCACGACGATGCTGTAGGGCAGGATGCCGTTGATCTTCGCACCTACGCCCGCCAGATAGCTGGTACCCGACGGCACTAGGGCAACTGTCCCGCCCTTGGCTTTTGAAACCAAGGTAGCCTTGGCCGCACCCGCATTGAATGAAAGTAACGGCCCGTTATCCTTCCATGATTCCACGGACAGAATACCGTTCTGAGCGTCCAGGTTAATAAACTCCGGGACGTCAAAGCGCCAGATCCCTTGGCAGGATTCATGAGCTGCCAATAAAGACTTGTAATCCTTGATAACGGTCAGTGCGTCGTTATCGAAATCGGCACCTTTGATATGCAACATTGTTGTTTGCAGCATGATTAATACCTTAGAAGAGTGAACAGATAAGTTTGCCGTAGAGTTCAACTTCTCTATAGCCGGGATGGTTAACCATGTTGGTAGAACAAAGAGTTTTGGGGGCAATGCCCAGGCAACCAATACTAACATCATCGGCCACATCAGCATATGGCACATATGCGGCCCCGACATCTAAAGCCACACGGCGCAGCATCCGATTGGTATAACGCCACCCGTTAATGTTTTCGGACATGTAGTTGCGGCGCGGAACCCCCAAGATAATAATCTCAGCCCCACCAGTAATAAGCTGCTCTGCGATGCTGCGCATGTTGGCATAGGTAGTAGCACTACCAAGTTCATTCATGCCGAATCCAAGAATAGCCAAGTCCGGTTTGCTTGCCAGCAACGGGTTAAAGCGTGCAGGCCAAAGACCATTGTTTTCGGTAGCGGCCGAGGTGGTACTACCGATACCCCAGTTATCGTAGGTGATGGTCACGCCGAACCGGCTCTCCAGGTAAGTCTTTAAAGTCCAGAGGCTACCGGTTTTCACATGTCGTAGGCCTACTCCATCACCGAGGTCATAGAGGCCGGCAAGCACGCGGGTGTCATAGGGATACAGCGTTCCGTAATGCTCGGTGCGGTCTCGGAAGGGACCGTTGGCAGTGGCCAGGTCCGGGATGGTGCCGTTTCCTTGAGCGGTGATCGAATCACCGTAGCCTGCCATGCGGATCGTCTCGCCACGGATCAGCTTGCCCATGACTTTGGACAGGCACCGTTGAGCATGCTGGCGAATGGCAGGGAAGCCTGCCGAGTGCAGTCTTCCCGGGTAGCCCTCTAACCAGGCACTGGCGTCAATGAGCGTTACCGTCTCACCGTAGACATAGACGTAGTAAAGAGGAATGCACCCGTTTGTTGGCTTGGCTCGATAGAAGTTCTCATGAGCATCCAGGCTGCGCTCGACACCCTTGATGACTTCCAGCGCCAACGTCTCGGTGTTCAGCTGGATCAGGTCGTAACGCTCTTTTTTATAGTCGTAGACTACGGAAACCGGCGTAGATACAGCCGTGGATACCAACCCGGTCAGCGTACTGTTCGTGCCATCTGCTGACAGTGCGTAGTCAACGCCCAAAGTCAGCAGCACGGAATCGGCGATGCGCGTCACCTTGGTGTTGAAGGCGTGCTTGACTCGGCGATAGCTGTCGTCAGCGGCCTGGCCGTCAGTCAGGTGCAGAATCGCGTTGTACGGAAGATTCCCAGTGAACGCTACGCCCGCCACCGAAGCCGTGGCATCAATGGTTACGGAACCGGAAATGAGGAATGACGCGCCCTCTTTACGCAATTCACCACCGATCGTGACGACACGGCCGGTAACGGTTGCCTTGGGATATGCCTCGTCATAGATACCGATATCCCTTGGCAGACCTACGGCCTCCAAAACGTCCAAGCGCGCCTTGATCGGGCCCAACGCAATAGGCACAGCGTAGCTTTCGCCTGTAACCGGGTCATACCCGTCGACAATCCTGAAAGAGCTGTCACGAACCGGTTTCCAAATCTGGGGAAACCAGTCGTGATAGTTGCGTGTTTCCTGCTCCAGGCTTCCGATATGTACGTCGCCCTTCTTATCGAACGTAATCGTCGCCTTTCCGCCGACGCCGACCAGGGCACCGATCATTTCCTCGCTGACATCGTTCGCCACGGTGATTACCGCCGGCTGATCGTTGAGCTGAATCCAGCTGCCAGCGCCGCTGGCCCCGACCTTCTCGTACCAGCCGTTGTTTTCCAGAATCTGGTCGTTGGTCACCATGGCGCGGACTTCGTCATCGGCAGACAAGTCCAGCAGCATCAGTGCAAGGGTTTTGAACGATTTGACTGATCCTGCGATCGCCTTGGCGCTGGGGTAGCGCTTCACTTCTACCGCAGTGCCGGCGGTGTTTTTATAGAGGATGACAAACTCATTGACGTCGTCGCTGGCCACGCTGAAAAACTCACCGTCGACAGTTTTTGCCAGGCCGTCTTCAATCGAGCTGGCATTGCCACGCGACAACAGCGAAGCATCGAGCGCCGCTTCTGCCCGATGGGCGTAACCCTGCGCCGCCGCCAAGTCGTCATCGACGTCATTAAATTGCAGGTGGATGCGGAAATCACGTGTATCGGTGACCACCCGGACGTCATACAAACCATTTGCCGCAGCGAACTGGACCAGCCCGTTCTCGTCCGATTTGAACGGGTTGGTTAGCGTGCCCCCCGTTACGCTGACCACATTGGTCAACAGGTTCTCGGTACCGCGCCCGTACACGTAGCACGTCGCACCAGGCAATTTGTTGCCTTGGTCATCCTGGACAAAGAAGTTCTTGAGTTCCAAATCATGCTCCAGTAATGGGCTTCAATTGCCCAGAAAGTAGTAAGCCGGTACCGGCGTGTGCAGCGAAGCTCGCCGCGTTGGAAGGCACCGGGCTGGAGCCATGCATATGGCCCGCGATATCGGTGTTGGTCTGGATGACTAGGTCAATCAGATCGCACAGCACCTGCAGCACGTTCACGCTCTCGGAACCGAGCCAGGTCTTGGAAGCAATGCTCTGGCGCGCGCCCTTGACTCGTTCGAGTAGATCTCCCCCGATCGCTGAATTCAGATCACGGGCCACTGCCGTGTTTTGGTCACGACCGGTGGCGAGATGCAGGTCATCGATCGCGGCCAGGCTGGCGGATCCGCCTGACAGCAACTTGAGCGCGCCCAGGGCCTCGATCTTCTTGATGCCGCCGACGGTTTCCGTTGAGTGATCGTCGACCGCCACCGTGGTGGTCTGATGCTTCTCGGCGTTGTTTAGGCTGTTGATCTCGCGATCAATGGAGTCGTCCTTGATCCCGCCATCGGTCTGCCGCAACCAGTTACCGCTCGCGTCGACGCGCTGCTGGACGGCCTCGCTGTGCTGCCACACCTGGTCGCCCTTCGGTACCTTGGGCAGGCTCAGGCCGTGTGGCAGGATGTTCTGAATGAAAGGCTTGTTCGGCAGACCGTAGGCAAAGCTGACCACGACCGTGGTGCCCTCGTCTGGAAAGGCGAAAAAGCCCATTTCATCCCCACCCATGGGTACCGGCAGCGGCACGCCAGCCAGGAGCGGCATGCTGCTGTCAGGCTCGCCGTCGGGCAGCAGGATCTGAATGTCCACTGCATAGCGCGGCCGGAAGTCGTCACAGATCCCGGCGCCGGCGGGCGCATCTGCGACCCCGGTGATGCGACCAAAACGGGGCAAGTGATAGCCCCCAGTCAATTCCGGGAACTGGCGCTCTACGCTGCGGCGGATTACTTCTTCCATTGGATCGCCATTTGGGTGCCGGCCAGGCTCACTTTCGTGATGCGCTCGCCGCTATTGATGGTTGCACCTGGTCGCAGCCCCGGCAGGGCTGCCACCACGGCGCTCTGATTGCCCTGGTAATCGTCGAAAAGCTCCGTCGGCAGCTGCAGCGCGGGACGTGCTCCAAAGAAGCTGTCGACCCAACTGCCCACGAAGACTTCGCCATTGCCCTGTTGCTGCCAGATGAAGTCCGGAATGCTGAACACCTTGGCCAGGCTATCCATCGCCTGGAAGCCAGCGGCCAGGCTGTAGAAGAACGGGGCTTTTACCTTGGCGTAGGCCTGATCTGGAACTAGGAACGTCAGACCGGTTTTCTGGTGGATCTCGTCCAGCACGGTGCGCAGATCCGCATGACGCAGGTTCATGGGCAACGGGGCCGACAGGATCGAGGCGAGCTCGCGGCAAAACAGCACCTGCTCGACAGCGTTCGATGGCGTGCAGCGTTCGACGTAACCAATGAAATGGCGCTGCAGCGTGCTGTTGTTGTAGCCGATGTCGAGTGTCACCAATCCGGACACTTTGGCCGCTGACTGGATCGTGAGCAGGGCGCGCCCGGGGTTGCGGATCTCGAGCCGCACATCGTCCTTCACCAGGGGATAAACCTTGCCGGCGATCGTCAGCACCTTGTTGAGTTTCATGCTCATGAAGCCGGCCCCAGGTAATCGTCGACCCGCTTCAATACCGCTTCAAAGCCGGTCAGCTCCGCACCGTGGCCCGTGGTCCCATCACCGCTGCCCGTGCCGGTACCGCCGACCGATACGCCAGTACCGCCCTGCTGGTTCACGGCTTTGGCTGCTCGACGGCTTTCCACCCGCTCGGGGTTTGAGAGTTTTTCGGTCAGGGTGAACTGGATCCGCCAGGCGCTGAGGGTGTCGTCTTCCCGGGCGCTGACGCCGTCGGAAAACTGCACCTGGCGAATACCGAACGCTGCAGCGGTGTCGCTTACGACGCGATAGGTTTTGAGCTGGCCACCGGCTTCAGTGGCTTCGGCCAGGCTCAACAGTGAGCGCAGCTGACTCTCGTCGACGTAGCGGATCAGCAGGGAAACGGCCAAGGTCTTGGGCTTGAAACCCTTGTGTGCCTTTTCGGTGTTGCTGGTCTGGCCCGACAGATCCTCGCTTTCGATGCGCAGGTTGGCCGTGACCTTGAGCCCCTTGCCGCGCACTTCTTGACCATCGAGCAAAAGGGTCATAGGCCGACCAACTCCCGGACGAAAGCCAGGCCTGACAGTGAGCCCACCAGCATCACGCCGGCAGACAACGGCCACTCATGGCCAGGCGCATCACCGGAAAGCAGCTGCTGACGCAGTTCCGCCGCGTTTCCGGGGCCGATCAGACGCGCGCGCATGGTGCTGCTCGCCGACCTGCCAGCCAGCTGCGCTTTCAGATCGGTCAGTGTCTGCATCTTGTTCTTGGCCTGCGCCGCTTTGCGGGTGGCCAGCGAGGACAGGTCGCCCAGAGGCGTACTGTCGGCATAGCTCTCCAGCGCAGCGAGCTGGCCGGACATGGCCTGGCCCGCAACCTTGGTGATGGTGCATCGATCCAGGGGAAGCTTGTCCCACAACGGCAGCATGCCGGCCGTTGGCAACTCCCACTTGTCCGCCTCCAAGGCGAACAACTGCCTGGCGCGTCGTTCGGCTCGTTGCAAGTCCTTCATCGGTAGCAAGGTGTTGAACGCCGCCAGAGTGCTGGCCAGCTGGTCGTACTGGGTCGCAAGAAACATGAGCACCAGGGCGTGCTGGGAATCACCCGGGCGCTTGTCATCGCTGCTGTCCTCGAGCTTGTCCGCCATGTGCTGCAGCAGGTTGGGCGCGGACAGGTAACGCTGATAGCCAACGCCCTGACCGACACCGCTCTGGAACGGCGTCACTACCAGACAGAGCGGCGGCTCGCCAAGAGCACCAGCCAACGCCGCACGACCAGCCGCGACGGCCTGCATCGCGGCTGCGCCGACCGGCCCGGGCGATGTGGTGGCCAGCGTGGCCAGCGCCGAAACCCGCTCACCGGTGCTAGTCAGCTCCAGCCCTGCAAGGCCTTGGGCGTTGCTCAGGTCGGCCAGCCACTGTGTGGCCTGGTCAGGCCAGCGCATCTGTACGGGTGACCAGGTCATGGATTCAGTTCCAAGAGTTGCCAGGCCTGGCCGTTCCACTGGGCTACCTTGCCCGCAGGAATCCGGGGCGGTGCTTGCGTGACGCAGCCTCTGGGCATCAGCCATACATCGGTTTCGAGGGGGGATCTGTCGGCGACGGTCTTGCCCACGTAGCGGCCCTGGTCGTCGAGCTGGTAAACAGTTTTAGTGTCCATGTTGTCCCCTCAATACTTAATGCAGGCGAGCAAGGCGACGTTGCGAGAGCGAGCCTCGGTGCCGCCGGACGATGCGATTTCAATGGGGTGATCGTGTTCGCCATCTTCCTGGGTAGTGGCCACGCCTTCGCCGTAGTACGGCTCGTCACCCCAGAGGGCGTTACCGTCACCGCCTGGGCCGCGGTCGAGTTTCAAATTCAGGACGTGGGAATGCCTGCCTGAGCGGCCGACAGTCCCGGTGTGGGCATGGTTAGCGTTCTGGCCGATTTGCCAGCTGCCCAGGGCGCGGCCGCTGTCGACACCTCGTCCGTTGTCCCAACCTCGAAGGAACTCGCCTCGAAGGTCCGGGAGGGAAAAGGTCGTGGTGCCGTCACCGACTCCGTGCGTAGTGCCAATGCGCTCAAACAAGGCCGCGTAGGTGATCCGCGATACCGCAGCCCCGTTCGCACGCAGCCAGCCCGTCGGCGGCACTGTCATGGGGAACATGCTGACCATGCCGGTCAAGTTGCCGTTGAGGCTGCTCATGAGATCGAACAAGGCCTTGGTGGTGGCCAGAATGTCGCTGCTGTTGGTGGCAGGGTCGTCGCTCTTGGCGTTGGGTAACTGGTCGAGGCCGACGTCTTCTTTGGTCGTCGCCCGGGCGCGCAAGTGTTCGTAGTCACCATCACGCGCGGCAAAATGCTCAACCAGGGCTTTGGTGATCGGCTGAACAGCGCGCAGGTCGGTGATGCCACCCGTTGCCGTCAAACTAGCCAGCGGCACCACGTAATGCTGATTACCGTTGCCGTCTTTGTAGTCGGCTTTGGCCGCCCCAAAGACCACCGTCCACCCAGCAACTACGTCGCTGCCCACATGCGCCAGGTAAACGTCGAGCCAGGCTTTGGCCGGAAGTGCTGGTAGCTGAACGAAGGTCGCTGCGTTCAATACGACCCTGACGCCTTCGATATAGGCCATGCCCGCTTTTAGCTGGTACAGGCCCAGACTGTTGCGCTCCAGCTGTAAGCTGTCATTGAAGAAACAGGCGCGCCCGTAGATGTCGCGGTTGCTCAAACGCTCGCGCTCATCAATGCCGTTCAAGCGGATCGTGAAGTCGTGTTGCCAGGTGCTGGCGTCGACAACAAGGCCCGTCAGCGCCTGGGCCCCACTGAACTCCACCAGGAAGTTGCGAGTGATGTTGTTGCCGATCTGCAGCGGCGGGATGTTGCGGCGTTTCTGCTGCACGGGCACGTAAGCGACGGCGAGCAGTACGTTTTCCGCCGTCTCCAGCCCGATCCAGTTGAAGTCCCAGTCGCCGACATCAGAGCCGACCATCAGGCTGTAAATCACCTGACGCGGGCTGACGAAGCCTTTGCGGTTCACATTGGCCGTGTAAACGATTTGGTTGGCCGGAGGCTTGACGCCAGCCCGATCAACCGCTGCATTAGCATTCAGCCCCGGTACGTAGGCGAGCACAAACCGCGCAACGTCCAGTACCTGTTGAGCCGCCTGCTTCTGCGCAATGAGCGTCTCGCCGGCAAGGGTAATACTAGCTCCCATGGGGGCTCCTAAATGGGTCGTTCAAAAGGGTCATCAGCACCTGGTCGTTGATCACCACCAGTTTGTTGGCGGTTTCGTCCAGGCTTGCGAACAGCGTTTGCTGGTCATCGTTGAAATCTGCGATGCGCAGGCCCAACACAACCGGAGTGATGGTCACAAAGTCATAGCGTCGGCAGGTCCGGCCGTACTGCTGCATCAGCACGCGCAACAGCACCGGGTTTTCGCTCAGCTGCGTGTCTGAGAGATGCAGCAGAATGATGTCCCAGTCCAAGCCATCGACCCGCTCTTCCAGCTCGACATAACCGACACCCAGGCGCTCGAAGACGCGGACCATGCCTGAGGTGCTGCCGGCGTCCACGGCATTGACGAAGGCGTACTTGACGCGAAGGCGATACAGGCGCTCAGGTTCACCATGAAAGCGCTGGATATCGCGCTGCCAGGCGAGCAGATCCAGCACGGACAGGTGGCAGGTTTCAGCGTCCAGCTGCAGCATCGGCCAGCGAACCCAGTCTTCGGCCTTGGTCCACCACGACTGCGCGGCAGCTTTCAATTTGGTCAGCTCGACGCCGTCGAGCCAGAAAGGCAGGCTCAACTTAAGCAAGGTTCACCTCGACACCCGTCAGCCGCGGGATGGTGAGTTCGGAAATGATGTCGTCGTTTTCGAAGTGCAGCGAATCGATACCCGCAAACTGCTGGTGCAACTCTTCGCCTAGGCGGCTGAATGAGAACCGTGACTGGGGAAAGGTCAGGGTCGGCTGATAGTCGCTTTCGGTGCTTTCGCGAAATGCGGCGCGGATATACAGCTCGACATCGCTTTTTAGGGCTGGCCAGCGCTCTGAGCCCACCTCGGCCTTGGGCCAGACGGTCAACTGCACCAGGTGCTGGGTTTCCAGCATCTGCATCACCACCAGGTCATCACCGTGGCCATGGTTGCCCTGGTCACGGATGTACGAATTGATTTCCGCCAGATAGGTGTCAGCTGGGGAATTCGCCTCAAACAGCACGTAGGCGTTCGCGGTGCCTGGACCCCGGGGTGCTCCGTGTTCGAAATACACCCCGTCAGCCTGAACGCCCGGGAAGGCGGCGATCATGGCGCGATACACCGCATCGGTGTGCCACTGGTTAACCGCCGAAAACTGATTGCGGGTGCGCAGGCGCAGGTCGTCGTTGCTCTCCACGTCCGCCCCGGGCTGGCTTAACCAGCCCTCGGCATTGACTACCTGAATGACTCCAGGCACCGGTTCGGGCAGGATCGAGAAGTAACCCGGGGCCAGGTTGAATCCGCTACCGGCTTCGGTGGCCACGGCCGGAACCAGCACTTGGGACTGGCCGTCGATAAAGCTGGTGGCCACCGTCGTCACCAGGACATAGACATTGCCGTTGATGGCGATCGACTGGATCCGAGTTCCTGCCGGCACCTCCAGCACACCGACCACGGCGCTGCGGGTAAACAGCAGCCAGCCTTCAGCCTTGGTCGCGGCTTTGCGGGTGACGTTGACCTGCCAGGCCAGCATGTCGAGCCAGGCATCGACCGCCGTTTTGACGAAGAAATTAGGCAGCACCGTCAGGGCGATAAAATCGATCAGCCACATCACCGGCTTGGTGACCAGCGCAGTCACCACACGCCAGAACGGCGACCACGAGCTGGTGTTGCTCAGCTTGCTGCCCTGGGCGATAACTTCGGCCTCCCAGGCGGCGCGCAGCTTGGCTTCGGTGGTCGGAACGCCGGCGTCGCTCAGCGCCTGTTTGAAATCAACATCACTCACAGGACTACCTCGATAGATCCAAATTCAACGGTTTTGGCCGTGACCAGGTACTGCCCTGGCTCTTGCTTGATAAAGCGGGTGGTTCCCGGTACCAGGCGATCGTCGTTCTCTACGAGCAGCTCCAGCTGCTGGATGCAGTCGGCCTGGCGGTATCGGTTGCGCTCGCCGACTAGGGTCACCAGCAGGCCGCTGTCGCGGATCATGTGGGCGATGTCCTGGGCGATGCTGGCCCGGTCATCGATCAGCAACGGCTGATTCGAAGCGTCCAGGGTCAGGTCGTTGTGGGTGATCAGCAGATCGATATAGAGGCTCATCCGCCCACCGCCATGCTCACCATGTTTTCCATTTCCAGCGGGGTCATCGGCTTGCTGTTCTGGATCGTCACGCTGCCAACGTGGGTGACCTTCCCCTGATTCTGGTTGGTCGTGTTCTGGATGCTGCGCAGCAGGCCACCTTGGGGCACGGCAGTGGGCCCTATCGGCGACAGACCGCCCGACGTGCCGCTGCTCATGCGTTGGCGTGCCTGTTCGGCTTGTTCGGTCAGCGGCGGCGTGGTGACCAGTTGTGGCGGTGCCGGCACGTTGACCAGGGGCGCGGAAATGCCGGGAATCTCCGGCGCTTTAGGTATCTCGCCAAAGGCCGCATCGATCTGCACGCCGGGGATCTTGTTCAGCATTTCGATCAGGCCGTTGATCGCGTCCTTGAAGATCGCGACGATGCCGTCCCAAGCCGCGCTGGCCATGCCGGTCCAACCGCCGATCGAGCCGAACCAATCCGACAGCGCCTGCAGCTTGCCGGCGATCCACTGGAACGCGGCGGTGTTCATCAGTGCAGCGGTCCATTGGTCCCAGTAGACGATCGCGGCAACCACCATCGCGACCAGGGCAACGATTCCGACAATGATCAGCAGCACCGGGTTGGCCAGCATGGCGGCGTTGACCAGCCAGATCGCACCCTGCCACAGCAACATGCCGACCCTGACCAAACCCATCCAGGTGTACAGCGCAACCAAGCCAACCACGAACGCGGCAACCAACACCGTCTGCAGCAGGAACATGGCGATACTGCGAAAACCCGTCCAGTTCAGCAGTTTCCAGACGGTGACCAGCGACAACCAAACCATCTTGCTCATGCCCACGACCAGGGTCATCGTGGCCATAGCAGCGATCAGCCCAAAGACCACCAGCACGGTGATGCCGATCACCCGGGTAATGTTCGGGAACAACTGGGTCCAACGGGTCAGTGTTCCGGCGATGCCCACCAGCTTGTCCATCAGCGGGGTCAGCATCGGGATCAGCGCCTGGCCGAAGGCAATGCGCAGCGCTTGGACGGCCGCGCCGAACTGTTGCCACGGGTCGACCATGGCCTTGGCCATCTTCTCGGCGCTCTCCAAGCCGCGAACTTTGCCCAACTGGTCGAGCCCGTTTTTGAACCGGTCGGTGTCCTTGGCCAGGGCATTAATCACCCTCGCCCCTTCACCGCCAAAAGCCTCGGTCAACTTGGTGCCGGCAGCGGCGCTGGTCAGGTCGCCGAACTTACCTTCGAGCTTGGCCAGAATGTCCGCCATCGGCATCAGCTGGCCGTTCTGCTCGGTGAATTTCAACTTGAGCTTTTCGGAGGCCGCGCCGATGTTCTCGAAAAACGACTTGTACAGTCCGCCAGCATCGCCGCCTTCCATGGTGCTGCTCAGCGTGCCGATCACCGCGAACTGCTCGGCGATATCGACGCCGGCCGTAGTGGCGAGCTGGCCCACCTCTTTGAACGCATCCTTGAGCTGTGCGCCGTCCGTGCGGAACAGCTGCGCCGCCAGTGCCGTCTGGCCGCCCAGTTTCTCAACCCACTGGCTTTTGCCCATCGCGTCGGCCGAGGTTTTGAACAGGTTGTACATGGTGCCGACGTAGGCCCCCATGGTCTCGGCGTCGGACTTGGTGGCCTTGGCCAGCAGGTTGCTGGTGTTGGTGAAGGTGGCCAGCTGGTCACCGGACAACCCCTTGATCGCGCCCGAGATGCTGTAGGCCGAGGCCACGAAGTCGCGGGCGTTCTCGCCGTAGTTCACGGAGAACTCCAGGGACTTTTTGTTCAGGGCATTCAATGCATCTTCAGCCACGCCCAGCGAGCGGACTTCGCCCAGGGCGCGGTTCATCTCCAGTGCCGGTTCCAGCGATTCGGAAATGGCCACGCCTGCGCCCACCATGCCGGCCAGACCTGCGCCCATCTTCATGATGTTCTGCTGGCCTTGGGTGGCCAGGTCGGTGAAGCTGGTTTTCACCTTGCCCAGGGGCGCGCTGACCTTGTCGGTCAGACTCAGGATGAAAGCCAGTCGGGCGCTGCGGTCAGCCATGGATTGTTATCCGTTGAAGGCATGGGAAATGCCGTCAGCGACGGCAAAACTCATGCGTTTCCAGTGTTCGTCTTCCAGCCACTTGGCCATGCCCATGTTCTCGATGGTGGGTTCGGCACCAGGCAGCCAGCGTTGGGTCAGGGCCAAAAGCTGGCCCAACCCGTCGTTGGTTAAGCCGTCAGCGTGGCTGAGGACTTTTTTACGATGATGTCGATGTTCGGCGAGTACTCCTCGAGCAGCGCACCGGCGATGGTCATGGTGGTCACCGGATTTTCCAGCAGCGACTTCAGATCAGCCTTGCCTTCTGGCTTGACGGTGCTCATCAGCAGGTTGTGCGCTGGCGCGACCTTGTTCGCTTGAGTGGTTGCGTTGAAGTACTTGGTCACGTCCTGGGGCGTCAGGTGGAAGGTGAATTCCTGGTCGCCCATTTCCAGGGTGATATCGCGTTTTACGTCAGTCATTGGATGGTCCATCTATAGGGAGTTGGATGAGCATTCATCAGGGATTGGCGGGTATGTGTTGGCACACCTGCCGGGTGTAGTCCTGCAGGCCGAGGATCATTTGCCGACTTACGGCGAGCTGACTTCGAAGGGTGAAATAATCCGGTCGAGCGTCTGCTGCGAGTTCGGCGGTGCTTGCATCAGCCACGCCGGCGGCGCCGGTGGTTGTGGGCACTGCGGGTCTGCAGGTGGCACGGACTGGCAGCCGCTGACGGCCATCGTCAACATCGCGGCGCAGAGCGTCGTTTTCAGCGAGTGCATGGTTCAGTTCCTCGGTGTTTTTTTGGTCGACCTGGTCACGGGCGGCGAGCAGTTCACCGCTGATCCGGGCGGCCTCACGTAAGCCGATGACCTTGGACTGTGCGCTGTCACGTTCACGGCGGGCGTCGTCTCGCTGATCAGCGACCCAGCCAACTGCGCACCAGGCCAGCAAGCTGATGAGCACCAGAAACAGGAAAAGGCGTAGCGGACTGAGGGTCATTTGAGGCACATCTCCGCTTCCGCCCGACGCCGGTTGTACAGCCCAGGAACGAACACCTTGCGGCCCTGTGCATCAGTGACGTAGGCCCAAACCGGTTTACCATCCGGAGCCCACGCCAGCGCCCTGCAGCCGTCCGCGATACGACCGGCGTTGATCAAGCCGACGGCCCGACTGGCGCATGTATTCGCGGTGCCGACGTTGTGCGCATGACTGCTCAAGGCGTCGAAGGTGTTCTGGCTGATCTGCTGATTGGTCAGGCAGTCGGCCAGGGCCAGTTGCCCTTTCTGGACCACCAGACTTTCCACCTCGGCGCAGCGGGCGTCTGACCAGTATTCACCGACCACCACCGGCACCGGGCTGGTGTACTTGGTGATGCCTTTGCACACGGTGGGCAGCCCACGGGCGAGATTGTCCGCGTAGACGACGTTCTGGCCGTTACCTTCCCAAGTGCCCAGGAAGGCCGTCAGCGCTCCGCTGCACAGGACCAGTACACCGGCCGCGATCTTGTTGCGCAGGTTCATAACTTGCCCTTCCAGTCGCGCAGCATCTGACGGTACTTCGGGGCCAGTAGCAGGATCTGCAGCACCATGTAGAGCGCAGTCAGCATGTAGGCCACTGCCGACCAGTCGATGGCACCTGTCACACCGGTGGCGGCCACGCCGATTGCGGGCGATGCCTTTACGAGCGCAATGGCGGTGTCCTGAGCGGCCTGATTCGTGCTCATCGGAGAACCTCTTCCTCAAAAATGGACTGGCACGGGACGCAACGGGTTATCCCGCCCAACGCTTGACGCGCTGCAGGGATCTCGTTGTCGCAGTCCTGGCAATGGGTCCGGCTCGGTCCGGACGGGCGCGGGCGGGCGAGCTGCGCCGCAATGGCCTTGTCGCGCTCGCGCTGCTCTTGCGCCTGGGCGCGATCGAACCAGTCCACCATCAGCTCAGGCCTTCGATTTCAGTGGCGTCCAGGTACGGCACACCGTTGATTTTCACGAAGTCCGGACTGGTGACGTCATACGGGATCTTGTGCTTGTTCTTTTCCGCGCCCTTGGGGTCGATGCTCAGCAGGCTGGACAGGCGCAACTTGCAGCCGAAGGCCTCAATGCGCAGCTCTTCCTCGCCCGCTTTGGCGAAGAACACAATGTCGAACGGAGCCAGTGACCGGAAACTGCCGGCGGTTTTGGCCGATTCGATCAGCAGGTTGAAGTTGGTGGTGTCCAGCTCCAGCTCGCCCGCTGCGGACACGTCGCCGTCAACGTGCCCGTCAGGCACGCCCCGGGTTTGCGCCACGGCGGTGTTGTCGGTGATGTCCAGAGTGCAGCTCTCCACGTGAACCTTGAGGTCGCCCAGGTTCACGTCGAAGTTCTTGCCGCCGATTTTTGCTGACATGGGTTACTCCGAATCGTCGGTCGAAAGGTCCAGCGCGATGTTCGCGGTCAGGTCTTTCGGGCAGTTGAGGGGGCGCAGCTTGATGTAGGCCACGACGGCGGTTTTGCTCATCCAGGTCAGGACAATGTCGCCGTCCTTGGGCTGCTCGATCTCGCCTGGGAACACAGCACCGCCGAAGGTCGTCGACTTGGCCATCGCGCGCAGCGGAGCCATCAGTGCGTTGACGGCCACGGCCATGCTGTTGGCGCTGCTGTTCAAGCGGCGATCGGCCACACGGCGGATCAGCAGCGGGCGGATCTGGCGAGCGGCCTTGTCGACGGTGCGCAGGTACTCGATCACCTGGAAGTCGCTGCTTGGCGCGTCGAGCATGTTGCCGTCGCCCCAGAACACGCCCGGGTAGTCCGGATACGTCTGGCTGACCGAGAAGCGGGCCGCGTCCAGGGCGCTGCGGATGGCTGACTGCAGGGGAATGCTGTCTACGTCAGTAGGCACTGCGCCCAAGCCCAGCAAGGCACCGGTGGCCACGCGCATGGGGCTGTCGGCAATGCTTACGGCAGCGTTGGCCAGGCGTCCGGCCAGAACGCCCAGGTCATTGCCGTGCAGCTGGGGAACGACCAGGACACGCGGCGCTGCAAGGCCTAGGGTGATTGCCTGTTGCTCGGCCAGGTATTCCGCCCAGGTCTGGGTTGGCTTAATGCCGGAGGTGGCCGCCATGACGAACACACGCCGGCCATAGATATTGCTCAGCTCAATGGCTGCCTCGTGCATGTCCGACAGCGCGTCAGCGGCGGTCACGGGAGTGGTGATCACCACGGCCTCAACCGAGTGCCCGAGCTGCTGCGCTTTCTCCAAAGCGTCATACCAGTCGTCATCGGCGGCGACCGGTGCTGCCAGGCAGGCCCAGCGATCGCCACCATTCAAGCGTGCGGCCGTGATCTGGGTTTTCAGGTCGCTGGCCGGGACGCCCAGTTGTACGTCCAGGTCGCTGTCGGTGTTCAAGGGGATCAGCGAACCGACGCTTTTCGCGCCTACGCCGATGAAAAGGAAATAGCGTTCAACCGCCGTCACAGCGCCTTGGCCGAGATTGAGATTGTTAACGCTGACTTTGCCGAGTGCCATGCAGTGCCTCGCTAGCGGGGTGAATTAAGGATTTGTTGCAGCACCAGGTTCACCAGCGCGCTGGTTTCTGATTCCGTGCCAGGGCCGAGGAACTGACGTTTGGGCAGGGTGATATCCCAGCTCTGCGCACCAGATGACTCGGATTGTTCGTCGTCCAGGATGCGGATCAGCAGACCCGCCTTGGCGTAGTTCACGTGCTCTTTAATCCACGCCACGGACGGGCGTGTCAGGGTCTTCTTCCCCGCCTGACGGGTTTTAAAGCCCAGGCGGCGCAAGCGTTTGGCCTGCTTTTCTGTCGCAGCCAGGCCGACCGGAACCCGGTTCCACTGGCGCATTTGTGCGGCGGTCCGACGCTCGGAAACACCGTTGTGCTGCTGCGAAGCAACCCAGCGGGTCAACGCGTTACGCCAGCCCAGTTCGGCCTCGTTGGCACTCAGGCGGGTCACGTCGAGCAACTTGCCCAGGCCGGATTCCATTTTTTTCTTGCCCTTGGACGATGCTTTGCGCGGGGCGAAGGGAGTCCCGTCCAGGTTCTGCTGGGTGCTGACGCGCTTGCGGCTGATGCTGCGCACGCGCTTGGACACATTGTTCAGCAGACGCCGGCGCAATTTTGGCGGCAGCTCGAGCAGGGCCAGCTGCTGTTCAGCATCGACCAGGCCGCGTATGTCGAGGTCGAAGTTGTTACGCGCCATTGGCCACCTCGCCTGTTTCCGCGACCCACAGCTCGAACGGCACAAATGACCAGGTCTTTCCAAAAGCATGGATCTCGCCGGCAGGATCCTCGGCCAGGTATTGCGGCTCGGTGAACTGCAGCTTGATGTCCACGTCAGCCAGGTCGTCATCGAGCATGGTGATGTCGAACACGGTGGCGGGCAGGCCGTCGCGGTCCTCGTCGTGGGTCTCGAGCCAACTGCCGACCAGGGCCATCAGACGCCCGGGATGATCAGCGAATCGCTCCAGCACGATTGTGGCGCTGTAGTTCATGTCGCCCATGTGCATGCCGTCGACGTCGTCTTTCCAGATCAATTCCAGCTGCACCTGGTCCGTCCAGCTGTCGAGCTGTTCGGGGGCCACCAACTGGCGTTCGATGAGGTAGGCCGTCAAAGCCTGCAGCTTGATCACGACAGGAACTCCCCGAGCATGCTCAGACGGAATGCCTCTTCGGACATGGTCTGCCGATGGACACTGACAAGATCGCGGTAGTCAAAAAGCCACAGGTGCCGCTCATGACGGTTTCCATAGTCACGAACAAGCCGCATTAGAAAATCATTTTCCGGGAGGTCTTCACCCACGACGCGAAGGCGTGCAGCAGTGGTCGAGTAATAACCGCCGGGACGGAATGTCACTGAGTTCAGCAGATCGAACTCGTCGTAAAACCAGGTGCAGCGCTCAGCATGCATATGGCTTGGCAGCGGTTCACCGTCGGCAATTACTGTTACCCCTGGCATTTGGACCGGCAGCCACCGCACGAGCTCAGGGGCGCAGACAAAAACAACAGGCTTACCGTGCTCGGCTGCGGCAATGGCCATGTTGCACAAACGTGTCGTTTTTCCCGTCATGCGAGGGGAGATTTCGAGATAGGCGATCTTCACGATCTGGCTCATAGCAGTGCCGCCGTAATGCGACCACGGCCCTGCAGCGAACGAACGGCCTGCTGGCTGAATTCCAGAAAGGTTTCGCCACGCTCGGGCAATTCTTTGCCGGTGTTCTCCGCACTTTCACGGCGGGTCACGGTGGCGAACTGAGTCAGCAAGCTAGCCTTGGCGCGGCAGTAAACGGCGCGCTTATACGTCGCTGCGTGAAATGTGCGCTCGGGCAGCACCATAGGATCAGCAGATTCGACGGAGGTGATGCCCACGTTTTGCCATTGGCCCTTGCGCTTGGTGAGATCTCGATTGACCTCGATCATCGCCGTGGTCAGATCAGTGACCAGCATGTCTACCAGGTACTCCGCCGGCAGGCGGTAACCCTTCTGGAACTCGGCCAGGGAGAGGTCCGGCCAAAAGCCGTCGTTCTCGATCGCCTGTTCCACAAAGGTCGTGGGTTTCCCGGAAAAGCTCATTGCTGGGCACTCGAATAGGGGCGGGAAAACTGTTTCAGTGGGTCAAGGCCATAAATGGTTGGCTCACATCCACAGTTTCTCGCCGGGGGGGGGTAGTCGGTTATTCGGCGGCTTTCTCAGCCAGTTCTTTTGCCAGGGCTTTGCGAGCACCTTCCAGGCGAGTGCCCACACCGACAGCGGCGTGCAACTCAGTGGCCCGTTCGAAGTGGGCAATGGCGTTCGTCCAGTCCTTGGCGGCCATTGCTCGGATGCCAATCAACTTGTGGTACTTGGCCGGGATTTGCTCGGTGAGCTCCCATTCGCCATCGATACGCGGTAGCAGGTCGGACAGGTACGGCTCAGGGCTGCGACCGGCTTTTTGCTCAGCTTCGGCCCACTCGATCACCGCATCCGCGACAAAGGTCGGCACGTCGCGCTTGAAGCGCTCGGGCATCGGCTGATCCTGTTCCATGGCAAAGTTCGCCAGGTCCAGGCCCGCTTCGAATTGCACCGTGTCGAACAGCCAGACCAGGACCTGCATCACCACCGAGTTCGGGAAACTCAATCCGGAATCGCGGTAGCGCTGCACGTAGTCCAGGTACTTAGGCAGCAGCTCGTCACGCTTGAGCTGCTGACGTAGTTCGCGGCTGTTGATCGCGCTGATTCGCTCCAGATCCTGAGCCAATGCGTCTTCCATCAGCTTCAGGTGCTTTTTGCCATTGGCTGGGCTGGACAGCGCGGTGGCGGATGAATACACCACTGCTTCGGCACCGGAGCGTGCAGCGGCGGCTGGGCCTTCGGCTTGAACGCGGCGCTTGTGCGCCAGTGCCAGGCTCATCAGATCAGCTCCACGTTTTCAGCGGCCGCGAATTTCTCCAGCTGCTCGATCACGTAGCCTTCGTTCCGGCCGTTGTAATCCTCGACGCGGGAGCGCTTCGGGTTCTCGAGCAGGTGACGACGCCAGCTGCTGTCCTGGAAGTAAATCGACAGGTTGTCCCAGCTGGTGACGACCACGGTGTTAACCGGGAAGTGCGGCACGGTGAAGGTCGGCAGACCGCCGTAGGTCGCAATGACTTGGGCGCTTTCGATGCGCTCTTTCTCGGTAGGCTTGCCCGCCTGGCTGGAATACAGCTTGGCCTTGTCAGCCGCCAGCAGGTCACTGCCGACGATCGCCACCAGGTCACCGCCGTCACGGAACACGGAGCTGATCATCTGCTTGGTGTCGTGCACCAGGGCGTCGAGGTTTTCGTAATCGCCGCCGGCACCCAGGGTGATTTTCCCAGCGGTGGCGCCCTCCTCGAGCACCTGCTCAGGAATCTGCTCGCGTGCCAGTTGCATCCACCCCTTGTTGACGTCCTGCAGCATCGGACTGGTGGCCAGATTGGTCTGAATCGCAGCGGTAACGCCATGCCAGCCGATCATGATGCGATCCAGGGCGATCTGCTTCTGCACTGCCGCCGAGTAGCGATCGGCGAAGTCGGGGAATTTCGCCCAGCTATCGATCTTGGCGAACGGCAGGCCGACGTCGGACTCGGTGGCAAACAGCTCGTAACCCAAACCGTTCAGGTCGGAAACATCCTTGGCTTCACGATCGGTGGTCTTGGTGTTGGTGCGACTGGTCACCGGACCGTTCACACCGAACATGACCTTTTGGCCCTTAATTTCGGTGACCGGCACGACGTTGATGCGCTCGAGGAAATCGGCGCGCTCGGTGATCTTGTCGTTGAGTTCTTGGGCGATGCTCGGCTCGACGTTGAACTGGCGAGTCACGTCGACGCTGTAGGTCTCGCCGATCGCTTCACGCAAGGCGGCGTATTGCTTCAGAGCGCGGTTGGACAGAGATTGTTGGCTCATATCACAGCACCCGCTTTTTGACGTCGGCAGGGCCGGTGGAGCGCGGAAGCTGGCGACCTTGCGGGGTATTCAGCAGCGCGGTGAATTGCTTCTGCAGTTGAGCAACACTGGCCAGCACGGCCTTGTTGCCGGTCGTTTGGCGGCTGAGGTTTTTTTCTTCCTCGGCCGTGGTGACGATCGCATCGACCGCCGCCTGTACGTCATCAATCGGCGCCTGATCCGGCTCCTCTTCAGTGACGATGGGTTCGATCAACGCTTGAAGGCCAGCGGCCACAATCAGCAATTGCTCGATCAGGGCCTTGGCGGCCTTGGCTGTAGCTTCATCCATTGGGGGTTTGCTCTCGGTGGGGGTTTGCGGAGTGGTTTCGGCTGGGGTTTCTTCGATCCCGAAATGCTTGAACAGCCCCGAGAACATGGCGAACAGCTTCGCAAACTCGCCCTTGGGCTCTTCTTCGTTCAGGGAGCCAAGCGGCACAGAACGAGCGAAATAGGCCGTCGCACTGGTCTTCTTGGAGAAGTACAGTTCTTGGGTACCGACGCTGGCCGGCTCATCAGTCACCGCCATACCGGTGAGGTAGGCTTTGCCCTTACCACGGAAATTTGGCGTGATCTCGATGCTGCTGAAGAGCTTCTGGCCTTGATCGTTGAGCCATAGCAGGCGGTCGTTGGGCTTGAGCTGTGCTTCCAGCGCGACATGACCTGGTTCCAGATCCTCGGCATCCTCTACCAGGCGTACGGCATAGACGGTGCCGTGGGAGCCCTGCCAGCGTTCGTGGTCACACCAGATCACTGCGGTGTAAAAGGACGACTTGTAGGTCTCAGCGATGTCGCGCAGTTCCTGGGGAAGGATCTCGCGACCATCGGCGGTGGTGCCGCTGGTGGCGACACGTTTCCAGAACGAAACAAGGGAACGGGGCATGGGCGATAACTGCGCTCAATCGGTGATTTGAGCCCCCACGATATGCACCGGCCGATCACCAAACAAACGGTTAACTTTTGCTTTGGTCCTATATCGCGGATATAGGAGGAACGCGGATTTTAACCCCGCGTTTCGAGCGTTTTCGCCGCATAGACTGCGGCCATGCCATACGCCCCCGAACTTAAAGAAGCCGCCAAACGTCTCTATTTACGCCGCTGCAAGCCGCGTGAAATTCAGGCGCAACTGTCCCTGCCCAACATCCGGATCGTTTACTACTGGATCCGCCAAGGTGAGTGGGACGACATGCTGTCAGATGAAGAACCGCTGACCGCCGTTGGCCGGCGAATCACCCTCCTCCTGGACAAAGCCACGTCGCTGACCAAGGGCGATCTGGACGAGCTCGACCGACTGACCACGGTTCGCGATCGCCTGCTGAAGCAATCCGCAAAACCGGCGCCGGTCGGAGATCCGCCGGCGGACGATGGCCAACGCCGAGACAATCAACGCAGTGAGCGGCGGGACCGAGGCGATCGCGGCGACAAGGGCGGAAAGAAGCGCGAGAAGAAAGCCAAGAACGAAGTCGGCGAGCTGACGGAAGTGGACTTTCTCGACAAGTTCATCAGCAAAATGTACGGCTACCAGAAAGAGCTGTTCGCCGCCAAACAGAACCCGCTGACGGCGCGGATCCGCAACATTCTGAAAAGCCGCCAGGTCGGCCTGACGTACTACTTCGCCGGCGAAGCGTTCATGGACGCCGTACTGACCGGTGACAACCAGATATTCCTGTCGGCCAGCCGCGCCCAGTCCGAGATTTTCCGCAGCTACATCATCTCGTTTGCCCAGGAGTGGTTTGGCCTGGAGCTGACTGGCAACCCGATTGTGCTCAGCAAAGACGGCAAGCCGTGGGCCGAGTTGCGCTTTCTCAGCACCAACAGCAGCACCGCCCAAGGTCACCATGGCCACGTCTACGTCGACGAGTACTTCTGGATCCGCGACTTCGAGAAGCTGAACACTGTCGCCAGTGCCATGGCCACCCACAAGAAATGGCGTAAGACCTACTTTTCAACGCCCAGCGCGGTGTCGCATCAGGCCTATCCGTTCTGGACCGGCGAGAAATTTCGCAACAGCAAACGCAAAAACGCCAAGGATCCGTGGCCCAGCGAGGCCCAAGCTGCGGCTGGCTCGCTGTGCCCGGATGGCCAATGGCGCAAGGTCATCACCATCCTCGACGCCATCGCCGGTGGCTGCGATCTGTTCGACCTCGAGCAGCTGCAGCTGGAGTACGACGAAGACAAGTTTCAGCAGCTGTTCATGTGCAAATTCATCGACAGCACGATGAGCGCCTTTTCCCTGGCCGACCTGGAGCGTTGCTATTCCGACCTGTCGTTGTGGGCCGACTACGACCCCGACGATCCGCGCCCATTCGGCAACAGCCCGGTCTGGATCGGCTACGACCCCAGCCGCACCCGCGACGATGCCAGCTGCGTGGTCATTGCCCCGCCGCTCGAGGACGGCGGTAAGTTCCGAATCTTGGAGAAACACAGCTGGCGTGGGCAGTCGTTCAAGTACCAGGCCGAGCAGGTCAAGAAGCTCACCGAAAAATTCAACGTGCAGCACATCGGCATCGATACCACCGGCATCGGTTACGGCGTGTTCGACCTGGTGCGCGACTTCTACCCGCGTGCGACCTCAATTCACTACAGCCTCGAAACCAAAAACACCCTGGTGCTCAAGGCGCAGGACACGATTCAGGGCAGCCGAATCGAGTGGGATGCCGGCTGGAATGACATCGCTCAGGCCTTCCTGACGATCAAGCGTGGCACCACTGGAGGTGGCCAGGTCACCTACAGCGCATCGCGCACCGACGCCTCCGGTCATGCCGATATCGCCTGGGCAATCATGCACGCCCTGGCCCACGAACCCCTCAACACCAACAAACAGCGGCGCAGCCGCTACACACTCAGCGGACCAAGCACCCATGGGCAAACCAGCAAAAAACCAGCCACAAAAACCAGCACCAGGTCCGATGCGGGCGTTTTCATTCGGTGCACCGGAACAGGTTCTGACCGAGAACATCGGGCATTACCTGGGCGTGTTCGCCAGCCACGACGGCAAGACCTACACGCCGCCGGTATCCCGCCAAGGCCTGGCCAAGCTGCTGCGCGCCAACGCTCATCACGGCGCCATTCCAGGGTTCAAGCGCAACCTGCTGCTGCGTGAGTTCATTGCTTCAGAGGGGTGTTCAGTTCAAACCATGAGCCGTGCCGGGTTGGATTTCATGGTGTTCGGCGAGGCGTACTTTCTGCGCAACCGGAATGCCTTCGGCCAGGTACTGCAGATGGATCACCTGCCGACGATCAACATGCGGGTCAGGGTTGGGGGCGGGTTTGTGATGCTGCTGCCGGACGGCAAAGAGGTGGAGTTCGAAGAGGATGAAATCGAGCACGTCATGAACTACGACGTGGAACAAAACATCTACGGCGTGCCCGACTACCTGGGCGGCATGCAGGCGCTGTTGCTCAACGAGGCAGCGACCCTCTTCCGTCGGCGCTACTACAGCAACGGTGCGCACGCCGGTTACATCTTCTACACCAACGACCCGAACCTGACTGAGGAGGACGAAGAGTCCCTGCGCGACCAGATCAGTGCGAGCAAGGGCGTGGGCAACTTCCGATCGATGTTCGTGAACATTCCGGGCGGCGCAGAGAAGGCGATTCAGATCATCCCGGTGGGTGATTTCCAAGCCAAGGACGAGCTGGAAAAGGTCAAGAACATCACACGCAACGACGTGATCGCTGCCTGGCGAATGAACCCCGCCCTGGCCGGCATCATCCCGGAAAACAGCGCGGGCTTTGGCGACATCGAAAAGATCGATCGCGTGTACACGAGTAACGAGATTCGACCGATCTGCCAGCTGTTCAACCAGCTGAATGACACGCTTCGGGAAGACAGACGATTCACCTGGAAGGAACGCAAAGAGACAGTGGATTCCACTACATCCAGTGCGTAGCTAAGAGATTACCACTACATAGTGTGGCAATATAGTGGCGATTGGCTGCCCTGGGGAGGGACATAATGCGAGTTACATGCAAATGCGGACACAAGGGCCGGATCGCTTCGCGAGACGAGCTATCGATGGACTTTGCGAAGTTGTACTGCCAGTGCCTGGATGCAATGTGCGGGCACACATGGGTGGCGAATCTGACGTTTTCACACACGTTGAGCCCTTCGGCTCAGTCGTTCGAAAGAATGTTGTTCGACCGTTTGAGGGATATGCCCAGGGCAAAACAGCGGGAGTTGTTTGAGCAGCTTGGCTCACAGGCCGTGGCGTAAGGCGCAAACCGCCGACTCAATGCCGGCGATCGGTTACATGGAATGGGCTATCAGCGATCGGGAATATCAGCTGCTCGCGGTTTCTTTGGGATTGGTCGCGAGTATTTGCGACATCCGCCGGAGTTGAAGTTGCTCCTGCTCATTCAACAGACGGTACAGGCGGATTAGGCGACGTTCAATTTTGGACAGATCTGGCCATTCGAATTCAGGTGTTTCAACGCTGACGCGCTCAGTTTTCGTGCGATCCAACATGCTTACTACTCCATAAAGTGCATTGCTGAATCGACGATATCGGGGCGCGAACTGGCTTTAGGACGAGGGGGCGACGAATGCCGCACATGCTTTGTTACAAGTTAATTCCGGTGACGGGCGGCGTCGTCGGCCATGGCTTGCAGGAAACGACGAATCGCCTCTTGGTCGAACGGTTTGATGCTTCTGTATTGCTTGATCAACTTCTCCTCCTCGGGAGTAAACAGTTGTCCAAGTGGCGTGGAACGCCGGCCAGTCAGCACAAACGCCGCATCTACGCCGCACTCTTCAAGTGCCGACACATAGCGAAGGTCGAGCGAATTCGCCCCCAGCTCATAGTTTTTTTGAGTCCCCCGACTCACCCCAAGAAGCACTCCAAACTCTGTTTGATTTAATCCTAAGCGCTCGCGCTCTTCCCTCAGGCGTTCACCTACTTGATCCGCTATGAGCATTTTTTTATTCACCATCATTGACTTGATCAATTTTTTGACCAAGAATCACCACAGACAAACGCAAACAACCACAAACGAACAGAGTGAACACTATGCCCGCCACTGTTACGCCCGAGCAAGCCCGGGCTGATCTGGATCGAAGAGGAATAAGCATTGCGGAATTCAGCCGTAAACATGGACTGAACAAAAATTTAGTCAGCGACCTATTGAACGGTCGGATCAAAGGTCGCCGTGGGGAGGCACATCGCGCCGCCGTACTGCTTGGTATCAAAGACGGCGTGATCGAACAGTAATGGCACTGAGCCACAGGGAAAAGCAGAACATGAAAAGTTCAGTTCTAAAGACTCGCCGGGAAGTTGTCAGCGCCATTATCTGTAGCTACCCAGGTGGACGGGAATGCGCTGCAGCGCGCATAGGTTTGGCGCTGAAAAAATTCGACAACCACGCTTACGAAAACAACAACAGTCGCCCGCTATCAGACGCCCAGCTCTACCTGCTGGAACAGGAAGCCGGCACTCAACATCTCCCCACGTACATCGCGGCAATGTATGACGGTTTGTTCGTTCCGGTGGCGGACCCTGAGAGCTTGGACAACGTTGAGATGTACACCCTCTCGGTACACGTCGCAGCCAAGCGCGGATGCGTTGACCAAGAAATTGCAAAGGCATTGGCGGACGGCTGCATTTCCGAAATCGAAGCGGAACACATCCTCAATGCCCACAACCTGCACATGGCTGCACGTCACGCCGAAGTGCTGGCAGCCATCGACTTGTACCGCAACAAATCGGGGGCTGCCCAATGAGCGTCCTGCCTGCAGTACACGAATACCAAGACGTGCTCAAAGCGGCCGCGCTTAGTTTCCTTGAGCGCCACCACTGCGAACATCTGGGCGACGATCAACAGTTGTTCGACCGCGCCGTGCAGCACCTGGTCAGCGACTATGACGTGCTCACTCAGACCGCTGAAAAACTGGTGCATTTGGCCTGCAGCGAAATGACCGCCGTCCGCGATCGGCAGCGCCTGGACATCGTCAGCAGCACATCGACGCATACCGTCATCATCGACCCGGCCACCGGCAAAGCTTGGGCCGTCCCGGTAAGCCTGATCTATGAACGCATTCTCAACGCACCCGACAACGGTCGTTTCCGCGTAGCCGCACCGTAACTCCCACCCAATAAATCCGCCTGCCCCACCCCGTGGGTTTGGGTGAGCTGCGCCCGAAATTGAGGTTTGACGATGGAAAACGCCATGAACATCAACGCAAAACTGACGCCCGATCAGGCTCAAGCGCTCTTGGCCAACCTGCGCGAGCAATACCGTCTCAGCCTCAACGACCTTTGGTACGCAGACCAATACCGCCTGATTCCCGATGGCCTGCGCCACGGATCGATCCTTGCCAACAGCCCCGTGATGGCCGCTCAGAAACACCTGATCGGCGCCCTCACCCACAGCCTCAAAGCAGTGAAATAACCATGAGAGAAGATCTCCGCCACGACATCCTGCAACGCCTTGAATCCGACTACGGTTTAAAACACCGCAGCGGCACTGACTACATGCGCGGTGGCACGTGCCCGAACTGCAATCAGAAAACTCTATTCACGCGGTTTTCCGCCCCATGGATGGTGATCTGCGGTCGTCCTGAGAAGTGCAAGCACACCATGCCGGTCAAGGAGATCTACAACGACCTGTTCGAAGACTGGAGCAAGCGCGCCCCTGTTACGAATGATCAGCCAAACGCAACAGCTAGGGCCTATCTGGAGTTCGGCCGTGGCTTTCGCGTTGAAATGATCTCGGGCTGGTTTTCACAAGACAGCTACTTTTCCCCCGAAGTAAATGCTGGCAGTGCCACCGTGCGCTTCGCCTTGGAAAAAGGTGGTTACTGGGAACGATTGATTGATAAGCCGCATCGTTTCGGCAAGAAGAAAGCACGCTTCAAACCGGGTGAAAGCTACAAGGGGGTGTGGTGGTGTCCGCCGTGCGTCGACCTGCTCGAGGTCAAAGAGCTGTGGATCACCGAAGGGATCTTCGATGCCATTGCGCTCATCCACAACGACATTGCTGCAGTGGCCGCTATGTCATCCAACGCCTTCCCCGAAGCATCGCTGAAAAAGCTCGTTGAGTTACGCGGCAACAAACTGCCGACGCTGGTATGGGCTCCAGACAATGAGCCGGAGGCTTGTGAGTATGCCCGGCGGTGGGTTCGCTTGGCCCGTGAGATGGGGTTTACCTGCAGGGCAGCATTGATCCCACAGCCTGGCCGCAAAGTTGACTGGAACGACCTACATCAGCGCTGGCAGTTCGAAGATGACGAACAGAAGCGCAATCACCGGCGCACTCGTGACTTTGATACGGCACGTCACCATGGCGACCTGTTGCTGGCTGAGTCTGCCCGTGAGAAGGCGCTCTTGATCTATAGCTGGGAAGAAGAGGGATCAGAGTTCCACTTTGACTTCCACAACCGCTTGTACTGGGCGAAGTTCGACCTGCACAAACTCGACGAAGAGCAGCGCGAGCTGCTGAACAGTGACGACCACGAAGACCAACTGCTGACCGAAAAAGGAGCCAGGCGCAAAGCGCTGGAAACGGCCTGCTCGCTGAAGCTTTTGGCGAACTGCAATTTCGAGACTTTGTATAAGCAATTGAACGAATCAACTGGTGAGGCTTGGTATTACGTTCGCATTACTCCGCCAAACGACGCCCCCAGCGAGAAGATCACCTTTACCCTGAAACAATTCGCGTCGAGCAGTGAGTTCAAGGCGCGGCTGCTGTACTCCAGCGCTACTTGGCTAGGCGCTCAAAAGCACCTCGATCAAATCTCGATGAAACAGATCGAGGGGATCAAGACGGTCGAAACCGTCGATTTCGTGGGTTACAGCAAGGATCACGGCGCCTACATCTTTAATGACCTCGCCTGTCATAACGGCACGGTTTACAAGGCCAATGCTGAGGACTATTTCGAGTTCGGTAAACGCCGCGTGAAGTGTCTGGTCAAGAACGTGAAAATCAATCCGAAGGCCAGCAATGACGGCTATCGCGATGACTGGCTGGCGAAGCTGTGGCTGTGCTTCGGCGAAAAGGGCTTGATCGCGTTGACGTATTGGTTCGGCTCATTGTTCTCGGAGCAGATCCGGGCGCAGTACGAAAGCTTTCCTTTTCTTGAGGCTACCGGCGAACCGGATGCCGGCAAGACCACGTTGATCATGTTCCTGTGGAAACTCTTCGGTCGCCACTATGAGGGCTTCGACCCAACCAAGGGCACCGTGTCCGGTCGTAGCCGCTCGATGGGCCAGGTTGCAGGTATGCCGGTCGTGTTGATCGAAGGCGATCGGAACAGCGACGCATCGAACACCAAATCCTTCGACTGGGACGAGCTGAAAGACTTCTTCGGCGGTGGCCTGCTGGGCACCCGTGGTGTGAAGAACAATACGAACGAAACCTACGAGCCGGAGTTTCGCGGAACGATCGTGATCAGCCAGAACGCCCCTGTCACCGGCCATGAAGCCATTATCAGTCGGATCGTCAAGCTGCACTTCCTCAAGCCCAAAATCACGCCCGAAAGCAGTGCCGCAGCTGATGCGCTCAATCAGATGGAAATGGACGAAGTCAGCAACTTCCTTGTCCAGGCGATCAGTCATGAACCTCAGGTGATGGCCCGGTTTTCCGAAACCTATCCGAAGCACCGCGAGCATCTGCGTTCGTTGCGCACACTCAGCTCGGCTCGGATCATCAAGAACCACAGCATGATGCTCGCCCTAGTCGATTGCCTTGCCCTGGTGTTGCCACTATCCGAAACCATGATCACCGGTGCGCGCCAAGAACTCATCGAAATGGCCCACGAACGGCAGGCCGCGATCGTCACCGATCCGCCTGAAGTCGTCGAGTTCTGGCAGGTGTATGAGTACCTGGAATCGCTTACTGGCGAGCCCTTGGTGAACCACAGCAAGAAGCCCGACGTCATCGCGATCAACCTCAACGGCTTCGCCAAAGTCGCCGCAGAGCACCGCCAGAAACTCGCCGACATCGGAACCCTTCGCCATCTGTTGCGCGAATGCCGCTCCCACAAGTTGATCGACATCAACCGCACTACATCCAGCGCGATTAACAGCATTCAACGCCGGAACAACTTGGTGAATCCACCACCTGAATCGGTGAGTTGCTGGCAATTCAAGGCCTAACACCACTAGGAGAAGAGAACTATGCACGTCCAAGTCATCACCGGCGACGGTCCGAACGGAGAGACGTTCCGACTCAGGCACATAAAGGGGCTGCAGGACTGGCTCGGCGAAACGGCAAAAACCGTTCATGCAGAAGCCTATGGCGCGGCCGGACTGGTCGAGATCCTCGAAGTCCGTGCAGTAAACGAGCGGGAGATCCTGGTGCTGGATTGCAGCAGGGAACAGATCCAAGCGGTGCTGGAGTGGCAATCGGCGACTGATGAAGTCATCGAGCTCGAGGACCTGGTGCTTCACTTGGTGAAGCAAAAGCAGTCACCAGAAATAACGGTCGGCGAAAGCCGGTAACAAGAACGGTGCCGAGGAGTTCGCACCTCCCCGACACCAGCCACCACTGAGGGCAACACCATGCAAGCACAGCACCAAAGCAGCAGCGACCCAAAGGCTAACACATCGACCTATGACGGCACCCAGTCGACACGACATCTGATGGCCATCCGGATCGTCGGCACCGCGCTATTCGATTACCAGGTGCGGAAAACTCCCGATGCACGGATCCGCCTTGAATGCCTCACCACCATGGCCCACGAACTCGGCGACATCAGCTCGAACGAGGCCGCTGTCGTGGCCCAGCTGCTGGCCAAACAAATTTTTATCGGAGCATCTGTATGAGCAGCTATTTCTGCAAGGGGAAGCGTTATGACCGTAGATACCTGACGATAAACGAGGGTAATCAAGTTGAGTAAGCTGGATCGTTTCATGAGAGAAAGGGACGTGATCGCGGCGACGTCTCTTTCACACTCCACTATATGGCGCGCCATGAAAGACGGGCGTTTCCCTAGGCAGGTGTTGATCTCACCGGGCAGAGTCGGCTGGAGAGAGTCAGCGATTATTGCTTGGCAGGCAAACCCTGCCAGTTGGCAAGCAGCAAAAAGCATCTGAATCGTTAAGGCACAATTCCATCGACAATTCGATGGAAGTTGTGCCTGTCTTGGCCACCATGGGAGAATCTCAGCGGAAATAGAATATTCAGAGGAAGAGCCATGAATGCAGAAAGCAAAAAAATTTCGGACCAAACACCATTTGCACATAGTGAAGTAATCCGCATGTACGGTTTATTCATGATCGCATGGTCAGTTCTAGAAGCTGTCATCCAAACTGCAATCATGAAAGAGCTAGAGCTGGCACCGGAAAAAACGATAATGATCACTGGGAAAATGCAATTCCACCCACGTCTTCAGTTGCTGTGTCCGCTACTCAAGCTTCACGGACAAAAGCACAAACAGGCGATTGAATTATTGAACAAGTTCGAGTCATTTGCGCATCGCAATACCATTGTTCACGGCCTTGTTATCGTCGGCGTTCCAGACCAACTCACGTTCGTGAAGTACGACGGTGGTGCTAGTGCATCGCGAAGCTTCACAAGTGCCGAGCTGACGAAACACGTCGTAGGATTGAACGATAGGGTTGAAACTCTTCAAAAATTACTGGACATCAGCAATGCTGATATGCAGCAAATAATCGACGCTACGTTGGCCGGCTGCAAATAATGGTGGCGTAATCAATGAGGAGTCATTCAGGACTAACTGAAACTCACCCCTCCTTAATCAGTTGTTACAACGTTCTTCTGTAGCCACAACGACCAGCGCTGTAGTCCTCGCTGCTTCTCTTTGAAATAGTCGTACCGATCGTAGTGTTTGGACGACACATCGTTAAATGCGTGGCCTTGTATCCGATCGCGCAATTCCTTGTCCAAGCCCGCAACCCCCATTAGCGTTTTACAGGTCCGTCGAACGTCACGAAGGGTGAACGGCCCGTCGAACAGTTTTGTGTGTCGGCTGTAAAGCTTCGTCACCGCTCTGGACAACGATTGAGTGTGCAGGGGCTTGTCTTCCATCTTCCCCATGAACCGATAGGCACTCGTTTCGCTGATCTCATCCAGAGTCTTCAGACTTTTCCGCATCAATCTGTTGTACGGCACTGCGTGCAAGATCCGCTCACCGTCGACGCCCTTGAGGTTACGGATCACCAGGTGATCGTCGAAGTACTGCTTTCGCGTAGTGCCCAGCAATTGTTGGGGGCGCTGGCCACCTGACGCGATCAGGAACTTGATCAGCTCAGACGTCACAAGCGATAGCTGTTCGGGCAGCAAATTCCATAGGGATTTTAGTTCAGCAACGGACAACGCCCGATTCCCTGGTTGCTCCCAGTCAGCCTGCACGGGAATGCTGGCCACCGGATTGCTCAGTAAACCGAACTGGACCTTGTTCTGCAGATAGTTGCGCGGGTTGTGCTCTTGCTCCAAACCCAACTGGAACGCGGCGTGCAGTTGCGATCGCACGCGGTTGCAGTAGGTGGTGATGCCGTTGTCGATCATCCTCGCAATAACAGTACGGATCTCGACCGGTCCAATCATGGCGACCGGACGCTCGACCATTTGTGGAAACGGCCGAGTCACATAGCGTTCAAAGGAGCTTTTCACGTCCTCGACTGACGCTGCATTCTCAGCCCGCAGCTTGGCGATGTAGTTGTCCATCAGTTGCTGGAACGTGCCCGCCGAAATTACCAGTTCCTTTTCTTCACGGCAGTTATCCCTGGCTGCGGTCAAGCTCAACCCCGGCCATGTGCCCAGCTTTGTGAGTTTCTTCTTTCCGCCAACGAAGCGTTGAAAATAGAACTCCTTTGTCCCGTTCGGGCGAATCTTGAGTATCAATACTCCCTCCCCCCTCGCACTACGCCCGTCCGAAATAACGTATGGATTTTCCCGTGGCTGCAGCGCTCGTATCTGCTTATCCGTGAGCATCGGTATCTCGTCCTAGTAGTTGGTGACAGTTCGTGGTGACAGTTCGCAGGAACCACTGTGGCTCGAGCTGAACGAGCACTGAATACCCCACCACGCTGAAAGGCACGATTCTACTGGGCCAGGGGGGGTTAATGATATTCCCGGGGCGATAATGGCATTACGCCACTAATAGCTTCCCAAGCTGATAACGAGGGTTCGATTCCCTTCACCCGCTCCAATCGAATTTTGTCTCACGTCAGGATGTTTTTGACGGGTGACGCAAGAACGCAAAAAACCGGTCCGTTGTGACCGGTTTTTTTATGCCCTGGATTTGGGTTGCCGGGGAACCTGTCGGGAGCATCAGAACGCATGTTTGCCGTCCCCATGCCCCAATGATATGCAGTGCTATACTTTTTTATGCTTTGAATGAAGCGTACAGCGTTGCCCACGGGTACTGATACCGACTGCAAATCTCGATT